TCACTGGACACCTCCGAGATTGGCGTAGGCGTCGAACATGGACGAGTCCCAATGCGCCGGATCACCACTGCGGTCGGCGATCGCGCGGGCCTCCGCGCTTATCGGCTCGGTAAGCGCGCGGGTGGGCGCGTCCATCGTGGTCCTGGTGTTCGCGCTGAAGTGCTGCTCCTGGTACGCGTTCATCGTCATCGCGGCCTTAACTGCTCGCGGAATTTGGTGGATTGGCGTGTCGTCCACAGCGAGGGACGCGAGGAGACACACCAACTGCAGCTACATGACCGTCAGTTCATGCTTCTTGGCCGACGATCCGTCACCGCACTGGCAGGATGCACCCATGGAAGCGATGTCCGCAACGTTGGAATTGAAATCCGCAAAACTAGAACTCCAGTGCTGTGGACCTCCGGCCCTGCATGCGGGCACACTTCACCCGTGAACACACCCGATGACCCCGCAAAGGGGGTCAGTCACCCCGCGCCGTACCCGAATTGACCCACACGAAGGGCAGGTCACAGATGGCGACCGTTCGTCTCGTCCCCACCGTCCGTCGACGGCGGCTCGGCGGCACCCTGCGCAGGCTGCGCAACGAGGCCGGCGTGTCGATCGACGCCGCCTCGGAAGGCATGGAGTGGGATCCGAGCAAGCTGAGCCGGATCGAAAACGCCAAGGCGCACTTGCCCGTGAAGGACGTGGCTCGGCTCCTCTCGCGCTACAAGGTGACCGACCCGGCTGTGATCACAGCCCTCGAAGGGCTCGCCCAGGACGCCAACAAGACCGGTTGGTGGACGACGTACGGGAACGTCGTGGCCGACGGATACAAGGACTACATCGGTCTCGAAGAGGACGCCGCGTCGACGCACATCTATGCGCAGGGCCTTATCCCTGGGCTCCTACAGACCGGCGCGTACGCCCGCGAGATCATCGCCGGAACGGCCCCGCACCTCGCACCGGACGATGTGGCCGCACTCGCGGAGGTACGCAAGAAACGTCAGGCGATCCTCACCGACAGCAGCCGCCCGAACGGACCCCTCAAGCTGTGGGCCGTCATCCACGAGGCCGTTCTCAGCTATAGGTCAGCGGCTCAGCCGTCACTGATGCGGGAACAGCTTCGCCACTTGCTCGACATGACCGATCTGCCGAACATGACCATCCAAGTCATGCCGAAGGACGCCCCCGCGCACCCCGGAATGGTGGGTCCCTTCCACGTCGTACGGTTCCCCTCGCCGTGGCCCACAGTGATCAATCTGGAGAACATTCGGGGCGGCTACTTTGTCGAGGGCACCGACGACGTGCAGGCGTTCGAGTCAGGGTTTGAACTGATCGTTGCCGCCGCTCTTCCCGTGGATGACTCCCGGGAGACCATTAAGAAGATCATGGAAGGAACACCCTCATGAGCACAGAAGACCGTTTCGCACTCGACCTGATGGGTGCCGCCTGGGTGAAGTCGTCTTACTCCGACGGCGGACAACAGTGTGTGGAGGTCGCCGTGAACCTGCCTGGCCTCGCGCCGGTCCGGGACAGCAAGGACCCCGAGGGTCCGGCCCTCATCTTCCCCCGGGCTGCTTTCGCCGATTTCGTCAACGCCGCCGGGGGCGGCAAGTTCGGCGCCCTCTGAGCCCCTCCCGCACCAACACGCGAGGCCCGTCCCCAGGTGAGTTGGGGACGGGCCTCGCTCGTACGTGCGCATCAGGACCCTACCCAGCGGTGTCGAGAACGCAAGAACGCGCCCCCGCTCACGGCCACTTGCGGCCGTGAGCGGGGGCGCCTTGATCAGTGGGTCATTTCCCATGCGGACAGGACGAGGGCTGCAACTGCGACAAGAGCGGTGATGGTCGGCCATGGCCACCTGTTTGCTTCGAGGTGGCGGATGCGTTCCTCATGGTCTTCGAGCTCACCAGTAATGGCAGCGATGCCGTCCAACTTGCCTTCAATACGGTGAACGCTTTCGCGGAGGCCTCGAAGTTCGCCGTACATCTCGGCCGCGGTGATGGTGACGACCGGGGCGGCCTCATCAGTCACGGGTTCCTACCTGTAGTGGGGGTTTCGGTGATGCCGGGGCCGTCGCTGCCCGTGCCCGCAGCCGCGATGGAGGTGAGGAGGGAGAGGAGTGCGGCGGTGCCGGCGAGGGCGAGTCCGTGCTCCCAGGGGACGTGGAGGATGTCGGTCGTGTCGAGGCCGAGTGCGGCGATGAGGGTCTGGGCGAAGGTGCGAACGGCGCGCTCGACGGCGGCGACCCAGAAACGGGAGGTCGTGAGGTTGGCTGTCGCCATGCAAGGGGCTCCTGTTCAGTCGGTGACGTCGAAGTCGTAGCGGCGGCCGAGGGCGGTGAGGGACTTGCGGCCGGGGATGCCGTCGGCGTCGCGGCCGGTGTAGCCGAGGCGCCGTTGCCATGCGGCGTAGGCGGTGATGGTCTTGGTGCCGAAAGAACCGTCTCCCCACGTGGCGTCGAGCAGCCCTTCAGCGATGAGGGCGTGTTCGACGTACTCAACTTCGGTTTCGTAGGTGGTGTGGCCCTGCGCGGCCCGGGGATCCCTGCGCGCCGCTTCGCGGAGGTGAGCCACGCTGACGGCCGAGACGGCACCGTCCGCGTTCGTGGTGGGCTTCGTGTCCGCCGTGCCCTCTGGCTTGGCGCCAAGGCGGTGCGTGATGCGGGCGCGCATGTCCGGCATGCCGAAGCTGGGGTCGATCTTGGTGTTCGTCCACTCTTTGTGGCCGATCACGGATTTCGCGGTCCAGCCGTGGGCGCGGCAGATGGCGGCCGCGATGCGCTCGATGGCGTCGAGCTGTTCGGCGGGCCAGGGGTCGTTGCCGTCGCCGAGGTTGATGCATTCGAAGCCGTAGAAACGGGCGTTGCCGTCGGTGTCGTTCTCGGTCGGTTGTGGCGGGGTCTGGTTGTAGTCCTCGGCGATGACCGCGTTCAGGACGTCGCTGTCTCCGCGGCCGGCGTGGTTGGCGCGGCCGTTGCCGACGAGGTGGACGGTGCCGGTCTTGTCGACGACGCCGTGGCAGAGGGGGCCGGGCAGGTCGTCGTATCCGTCCCAGCACATGGCGACGGAGGAGTCGGTGCCGCGGGTGACGGTGTGGTGGATGACCACCCCGTTGACCGGCCCCCAGGGGCCGTGGCCGGCACGGTTGTGGGTGCGCCAGCCGGGGTGCTCTACGACGGTGACACCTTCGTTGCGCAGGGCCGTGACGAGAGCGTCGGCGGACAGGGGTGTGGCCATTGCGGCTCCTATCTGGTCGGGGTCTCGGGCTCGTCGCCTGTGCTGCCGTCCTGCTCGGCTGGCTCGGTCTCGTCGGCAGGCGGGGCGGGGAGCCGGCCGCGAAGCTCGCGTACCTCCTCTTCGAGCCGGCGGATGCGGTCGAGGAGGTCGGGCGGGATCACTGCCATAGGTCAGCTCCCGTCGTTGCCGATGGCGCTGTGGGTAGCGGCGTCGAGGGTGAGGGTGGCGGTCTCGGGCTGGCCGCGTTCGGGGGCTCGGACGGTGAAGCCGACGACCCGGTAGCGGCCAACGCCGGCTGTCGTCCAGACGTCGGCGATGCGCAGGCGGATGGTGGCGCCGAGGATGGCGGGGGTGAGGTGGGCGGCTTCGAGGTTCACCGTGATCTCGGGCACGGTCGCTCGTGTCCAGGCTTCGGTGAGGTCCGCGGCGGCGTGCTCGTCGAGCGCCCTTTTGGTGGTGATGGTGGTGTAGTCGCTGGTGCCGTCCAGGCGGGGCCATCCTGCGTCGATGGCGCCGGTGATGTGCAGCGGCGTGGACATGAGCGGACGGTTGGTCGTGCTGTTGGTGGCGCCGCGGGACTGCCAGTGAGTGGCGCGGGTGGTGGCATCGTACGGGAAGCGGTACGACATGACCGGGCCTGGAAAATCGAGCACGGTCTCGGCCCGTCCGCGGCTGGTGGCGATGCGGGGGTGCCCGAGCTGGAGCTCTTTGACACGTTCGCCGGCGTCGGTGCGGTAGCAGCGAATGCGCCACTCGAAACCGTTCTCCACACCGGCAAGCTTGTCGAGGAGCTCACGGAGTTTAGACAGGTCGTATCGGCTGTACTTCCGCGTCCGCGTCACTCCGGACCGGGCGGTGCCGAGGCGGATCCCGATGTCGCCGCCCTCACTGGACCGCGCGAAGCCCACCAGGCGGCGGACGAGGTCGAACTGGTCCTCATCCTTGGCCGTGAGGTCCGCGGCGAGCAGCCGGTGGTCCAGGTAGCTGTCAAAAGTGCCGGCTTGGATCTCGGCTTTCGCCGGCGCCCCGCGGGTGGTGGAGCCAAGGGCAGTGGTCCAGATGATGCCGCCCCACCAGATCACGCGGTCGCGTTCGATCCACACGGCGGTACGGCCAGGGACCACGGCGGCTTTGATGCGTTCGGCGGTGGCGTGGTCCGGGGCGGTCAGTGTGCCGGTCATGGTGCCGGTCTTGCCGATGTAGTCCTCAATGCTGACGCCGGCGACGGGCAGGGCGTCGAGGACTCGGTCGGTGCGGAGGTCGCAGAACAGGGCGCGGTAGGTGGCGGTCATGCGCCGATCCAGATCAGGGACAGGTTGGAGTAGGAGCCGGGGATGTCGGTGATGCGGGCGGCTGTGTGCAGCTGCATTTCGATGTAGTCGCCGGCGCTCAGGTATGCGCCGATCGAGCCGCCATGTCCCTGGTTGCCGTTGGAGTCGGCGACGTAGGAGAGTTGCCACTGTGAGGCGCCGCCGTTGCGGATGATGCGTGCGTGGGCGTCCCGTGCTCCTTGGGGCCAGGTCTGCTGGGCGGTGATCAGATATAGGCCGCGGGCCGGGGCGGTGAGCCGGGAGCGGTGCGATGCCGTCCACATGCCGGCGTCGGATTCCACCCGGGCGGCATCCCACTGGACCGACACGTAGCTGCCGGCGGCCAGGTCGTAGGCGGCGTTTTTGAGTACCTGCGCATAGTGGCGTTCGACCACGGGGCGCCAGGCTCTGCCGTCGAAGCGTTGCGGCTCACTGCCGTCGTCGCGGTACTGGCCGCGGTAGGCGCCGGTGGCGTTGGCCTGCGGGATGATGCCGCCGACGGCGGCGGTGTAGGGGCGCACGTCGGTGGTGGCGGCGGGGAAGTCGATGCCACCGCCACCGGCGGATACCCGGGCGGCGACGTCCACTCGGTACAAGGCCAGTGCCCCTGCCGGGAGCGGCGGCGGGGCGGGGGCGGCAGCAGGGGTGCCAGGGATGATTTCGACGGTAGCGCGGACCTGTCCGGAGGCGTCGTGCGCGGCGTCGTAGACACGGAGCACCACCAGGTCGGTGCGGGGGTTGTCGGGGTCGCCGTCGGCGAACGTCAGGATTTCGTCTGCGGTAACGGCGACCGGGTAGGCGCCCTGGACCGGGTTTCCCTGCACGATGGCGCGGCCGACGCCGAGGGTGGCGGTCATGGGGCCGGTGGCGGTGAGGGCGAAGGGGGTGCCGCCGGGGATCACGCCGGGCTGGGTGGTGAGTTCGGCGGCGGGGGCCATGGTGCCCAGCGGCGTCATGCGGGTGTCGTTGCGGGTCTGACCGCCCGCGGCGTCCCCGCGGGTGGTCAGCCATGCCGCCCGTACGGTCATGATGGTCTCTCCCTTGCTGGTTGGGGGTCACCACCAGGCGGAGCGCCATAGGACGGTGAGGGCGCCGGAGGGGTTGAATTCCTCGGCGCGGAAGGTCAGTTGTGAGGGGCCGGGTGGGAGGGTGAATGCCTGCTCGGGGCTGCTGCGTGTGGTGGCGGTGTACAGGCGCGGGGCGGTGTCGTTGAGGGTGACGGTGCCGTCGCGGGTGTCGATGACGAGCCGGTCGGTGGCGGTGAGGGTGAGGTCGTATTCGAGGACGGCGCCGGTGGCCTGGTGGGTGATCACCGGCCGGATCACCGGGCCGGTGATGACCAGCGTCGGGTAGGTGTCGGCGTCCCCGCCGTTGTCGACGACGACCGCGCCGGGGGTAGCGGTGCCGCCCCAGTCGAGATCCCACTCGACACCGGGCGGCGGGTCGGCCGCGTGCCAGTCGAGGCCGGGCTCGGGAGTCGGCAGTCCTGTGCGGGCTACCTGCTCGGCGACTTCGTACCGGCGGGGGTCGGCACAGGTCCATTCGATCGCGCCGGCCGGGTTGCCCCAGGTGTACGTACGGTCGGCGGTCAGGGTGCGGCGGGTGACGCGCGCCCACATCAGCCGTCGGGAGCCAGCGAGTTGGACGATGAGAGGGGTCTCCTCCTGCCGGAGGGCGGTGGCGCGTCGCAGCCCGTCGAGCACGTCGGGGAGGCCGACGATGCCTCGGTCGTCGACGAGGAAGTCGAAGGTGAGGACCCGTGGCCCGGCCAGTAGCCAGCCGGGCCACGATCCGTGGGATGCTGGCATGGGGACGGAGGCGTCGTCCAGGGCGGGAAGGTCGTCCCAGCCGGTGAGCTGTCTGCCGTGGATGGGGGTGTCCTCGCCCATGAGGAAGGCGCCGAATTGGATCTGCCCATCCGTGGTGACGTGGACTTCAGCGGGTGCTGCACGCACGCCGGATCACCCCCTTCCCTTGGCCAGCCAGGCGAGCTCTCGGGCGATGCCGGCTGGGGGCTGGCTTTCGTGAGCGACGAAGGTGTCGATGGAGACGACTGGCCTGCTCGCGGCGCCGCTGTTCATCGTCACGGCCGCGGCAGCGGTCTCGAACTGCGGGGCGAGGTTCGGCCGGTAGGCGGCGACCTCGTCTGTGACGCCGCGCAGTTGGGCGCGCAGGTCGGGGACGGAGTCGGTGATGCCGTCCAGGAATCCGGCCATGACCAGGTGTCCGGCCGGCCGCAGAATGCGGGCGTCTCGGGTCGGTGGGCCTTTCCAGGAGGTCAGGCTGTCGGTGATGTCGCCGAGGACGGACCGAATGGATCCGATCATGGATTGGATGCCGCCGACGAACCCCTGGATGAGGCTTGCGCCGGCGTCCCACAGGAGCGAGCCGATGTTGCCCAGGGCGTTTACGGCCATGGACGGGACGTTGCCGATCCAGTCCACCGCCTGGCCAAGGCCGCCGCGTACGGCCGCGAGGAACTGCGAGCCGGCCTGCTCCGCCTTGCCGGCGAGGAAGCCGGGCAGGGAGGCGATTGCCGCGAGGGCCTTGCCGGGCAGGGAGGCAATCCAGGACACGATGCCCCGCACCATGTCCGGAATCACGGAGTGGCCAACCAAGTGATCGTAAAGCCATTCGAAAACAGAGCTAATCCCGTTCGCTACCCATCTCACGGCGGCGATGGCCGGAGACAGGAAACGCTGAAGTCCACTAATGAAGCTGATCAACTTCTGAAGCGCCGGAATCGCGTACTGTGTAATGGCGCTGATTCCCATGCTGATCAGTGCCGCCGAAAGCCTGGCGATCGGCGGGATGATGGGAAGGATCGCAGGCAGCAGTTGTCCGGCAAGCTGCGTACCCAGCTGCGTGAGCTGCGGAATCAGGGGCGCAACAGCCACAAGGAGTTGCCCGAGTGCGGCTCCGACCTGCCCCATCGCGCTGGCCAGAACCGGCATGATCGGAGCCAGGGAATTGAACACAACGACGAGCTGGCCAGCGTATCCACTGATCAGTTTCGCGATAATCGACGCGATCCCTGAAAGGACAGGCCCCAAGTAACTCCCGATTCCGCTCGCGAGCTGCGAAATTACCGGCGTGAGCGACTTGAAGACACGTCCAAGGGCGCCGAATACGGGCTCGATTGCAGGTAGAAGGGCCGCGATGATGTTGCCCACAGCGGTAAGCAGGGGCGAAAAGGCGACCACGAGTTGCCCCGCAGCGCTGGCGGCGGAGGCGAGGGCGGGGCCGAGGGCCTTGATCACCGGCTGAAGGGCAGAGCCCAACGCCTTGATCAGGGTCTGGGCTGGCGGGCCGAGCTGCGACAGCACCTGGCCGACGACGCGGAGCGCCTGCCCGGCCAGCGGCGCTGCGGTCTGGGCCAGTTGCCCCATCGTGGCGAAGAGGGCTTTGAGGCCGCCCTGTACGTCGGGGCTGGCAAATGCCGTCTTCATGGCGCCGGTGATCGTCTGCAAGGTGCTGACGAACCCGCCGCCGGAAAGCTGCGCGGCGCTGAAAACGCTGCCGATGACACTGGCGACGTTGCCAGCCACCGTCATCAACTGGCCTATCAGGCTGATGGCTTGGTTGATGAACGCAGTGAGCTGGCCGGAGGCTAGTCCTGTGCTGATCTGTGCTGCGATACGGGTAGCCGCACCACCGGCGGCCCTCGTCACCTGATCGAATGCCGGCGCCGCGGCGACGGCTATCTGGCCCAGGGCTGTGACGAACTGGCCAGGGATCTTGGAGAGGTTGCCCAGGCCCTTGTTGGCGCCGGCCAGTGCCTGTCCCAGCTGTCCGCTGGCGGACAGCTGCCGCACGGCCGCCACCACGCCTTGGCTCATCTGGTTCAGCGCGCCGGCCGCACCTACCAGGCCACGCCGGAGCACCGGCAACGCGACCGCCCCCGCGTGGGTGATCTGCGAGGCCAGCCCGTCGAACAGCCGCTCCTGGACTGCCGTGCGTACTGCGATCAGCTGCGGCTGCATGCCCTTGAGCGAGAAGACGAACGCCCTGGCGTTCGGCGTGAGGCGCGCGAGCGCCTCGTTGAACTGCTCCGCCTTCGTGGGATCGAACGCAGCTGCCAGGGCGTCGCCGATGCCTTGTGTGCCGAGCTTCAGGGCGGCGGCTGCCGTTCCCATGGCGACGATGCCCGTAGCGGCGAGCGCCGCGGCCGGAGCGATGCCCTGAAGAGCAGCTGTCAGACCAGCCGCAACGGGAACGGCCGCCCCGATCGCGGCCGCGATCTTCCCGAACGTTCCCGCCATACCGCCGAGGCCGGCGGCGACCTTCCGCAGCCGGTCCAGTACCGAGGAGGCATTGCTGATGGAGCGGCGGTCTCCCTCGGCCCGGACCGGTACGAGGATGGGCGGTGCGAGATGGGCAAGTTCAGCGCGAAGCCGTGCGATCGCCGCGGCGTTCGTCGTGGGCTGCACCGGTACCGGCAGTGCACCCATCGTTCGCAGCTCGGTCCGCAGCCGGCCTGCGAAGCCCCTCAGCGACGGCACCACCGGCACCGTCGCCCTGGCATAGATAGGCGTGCGCAGCTCAGTCCGCAACCGGTCCTTGAATTGCGACAGGTCCGGGAAAACGGGCACCTTCACACGCGCCCGGTGCTCGGTTCTTTCCAGCGCGTCCCGCAGATCAGCGGCGAAGCGGGAGGTATCAGGGACGACGCGGACACTGACGCGGTCCGCTTCGCGCCCTCCGGGGCCAGCCATCGGGAGGGGTCACCTCCTTATGACGGCCCCCTGTTCGGGAGCGCCGAAACGTCGCGCCAGATCGGCGACGGTGGCCGGGCGCCGCTGGTCGGCGGCCGGACGGGGGAAGCGCCGCGGACGGCGGATGCGCTTGCGGGAATTGGCCTGCGCGGTGATCCACGCGGCGTCGTTCACGGCGTCGATGACCGAGGCGAGCAGGTGCGCCGAAACGGTCCAGCCGCGGTGGTGGGGCCCGCCGCGGACGGCTGCGGCGAGCGCGGAGTCTTCGGGGAGTTCCTCTACGAGCCCCAGCAGCAGCGACGGCGCCACCGGCTGGCTTCCGAAGAGTGCTTCGGCCAGGTCGAGGCCGTAGAAGCGGCGAAAGTCGGCGAGCAGCGCCGTGCCGTACTCGTCGGTCAGCTCGCAGAGGGCGAGGGTTCCCCCACGCTCACCGCCGTCGCCCACTGCTCGAAGAGCACAGCGGCGGCGGCGAGGTCTCCGCCGAGGGCATCGAGGAGCCGGGCGGCCTGTTCGGGAGTCTTGGCAGCGATCTTGAGGGCTTCGGTTATGGCGCCGGTGTCGCCGGCGCCGACGAGGGATTCGATGTCTCCGAGGAGGGAGCGTTCCTCGGCGCTCATGCGCAGCGGGGAGCGAAGCGTGGCCGTGGTGCCGTCCGGTAGGGCGATGTCGAAGTCGCCGTACTGCCGCTCGGCAGCGCGGCGGATCTCGTCGAGCGTGACGCGGGCCATGGGTACGGACCTCCAGGGTTCGTGCGGACGCTTGCGGGGTGGGCATGGCAAGGCCGGGCGGCGCGGCGGTCCGCGATGACCGCGCCGCCCGGCTGACAGGGGTGGGCGCTCAGGAGCCCGGCAGTGTGGAGAGCGGGGCGAGGGTGCCGACCTGGTAGGTCCAGTCCTGGCCGGACATGCCCAGGACGGTGGCGCGCACGGGCAGGCCGGCCAGTTTCTCGGCGTCGAACTCGATGTCGTCGGCGCGGGCGATGGACACCCGCGGAAAGTGGAAGAACATGCCCATCGCGCCGTCGCGGACGAGGACGAACAGCGCGCCTTCGAGCTCTTCGGGGACGCTCGGGGTCTGCACGACCGTGCGGCCGGCGGCCTGGATCGTGGTGGCGTTGGTGCCCCAGAACGCGCGGTAGGCCTGCTCGTCCCACTGCTGAAGAGCGAAGGTGACGGTTTCCACGCGTGCGCTGGTGGTGTTGCGGATGTTCTTGTTCTGCCAGGTACCGAGCGTTTCGGTCTCTCCGCCTTCGCTGTTGACGCCGAACGGGTCGTCGAGGCTGGTGTGTCCGAGGTCGACCCACGGCGCGGCGGGGCTGGTGATGTCGTCGGGGATGGGCTGTCCGGTCGTGGGGGCGAAGTAGTAGTGGCCCACGGCCGGGTTGAGGACGGCGTTGTCGTCGAGCGGCACGGCGGTGCCCTCCAAGGTCTCTCGGGAACGACGAAGCGCCCCGACAAGGGGTCGGAGCGCTCGGGTGACGGGTTGGGGGCCGCCGTCTACGGGGCGGGGCGGACGGCGAGTTCGTAAGTGGCCTGGTAGCGGTACACGCCATCGGGCGTGCGCTCCTCCGGCAACAGCACGGGGGCCGTGCGCTCAGTGAGGAAGCCGATGGAGCCCACGGCCGGCACCACGGTTTGCGCCCGCCATGCCATGACCAGGGCCGTACGGGAGGCAGCGGCGAGGTCTTCGGCCGCGCGGTCCGACTCGGCCCAGGTCTGCACATCGACCACGGCGCGGGCGAGGAACCGCATGTCCACCGCGGCCCCGCCGACCGGACGAGCAAGGACGAACGGCAACGGCATCGGCTCAGGCAGCAGAGTTCCCACGGTCGCGCCCGCGAGGGCGGGGCGCAGGATGCCGACGAGGAGATCAGCCGCGGACGGCAGCATCCGGGCAGGCAACGGCCTCAGCCCCCTCGCGCCGCACGGGTCATGATGTAAAGCCCCTGCATGGGACCCACCCGCCGGCCGCGGCTGTTGGTGGAAGCGACGCGGCCGTACTCAATGGACAGGGCAGCGACATCGACAAGGGACACCACCACATCGGTACGGCCATGGGTCACCTCGATGCGGGCATCGCCTTCGGCACGGTGCGCTGCGAGGTCGGCCCGTGCATGCTCGGCGATGCGGTTGCCCCGCTGCCGAACGGCGGCTTTCACGCTGCGCATCCGGGCCAGGCGGCGGCTCATGCTGGCGATGGCGACACCTCCTTGTCATGTCGTGGTGGTGCGGGCGCGGATGAGGGCGTCGATGTGCCGGGTGGCGGATGACCCGTTGTAGCGGCGGGGTTCGCCGACCACATCCCACGTGCGGCCGTCCCATTCGACGCGTGCCCATGGGCCGAGTGGCGCGTCCCGCGCGATCACGCGGTAGGTGGTGGTCGTGGCCTGTCCGGCTACGGTCGGCTCGTCGGGGTCTTCCGGCTGGATGCGGCACCGGACGACCACGGGGATCGCGGAGGGGCGCCATACGACGTTGCCGCGGTCGTCGGTGGTCTGTTCCTGCGGGTAGATGGTGACGGTCTCGTTTCCCCTGTCCAGCAAGCTCACAGAAGCACCGTTCGTCTCTGCTGTTGAAGCCCTAGGATTACGTTCCTGAGTCGAGGTTGATGGGTGGAGGGTCGAGGTGACCGATATTCCAAACGCGACGATTGCGGACACTCAAATCATCTCGTACGCAATGAAAGGGGTCTTGAAAGAATCCATTGCAGGCTTCACCATTCCGAGCACCGTGGCGCACGAATTCTTGACGGTGCGCGATCGGAATACCGGCAAGTCTAGATACTTCACCCCGTCCCCGCAGATCCTCTCCGTGCCGCCCCGAGTCACCCCAGAAACAGGGCCGGCGGTCGTCATGGACCGCCCCGGCAACATGCCACGTTTTCGCAACAGGACCGATCGACTCGTGATGGATTTCAACAACGAGTTCCCATCGATCGTGGAACACGGGCACATGGGCATGGCGGCTTTGATCAACTCGGCAGGTGACAGGATCTTCAGGGAGGCCATATTCCACCTCCCGAAGAAGGAGAAAAAGGCCCTTACAGCTAAATTCCACTTCCTCATAGAGGAAAAGATCAGATGTATCCCCATAAACGGGCAACACGCACAGCTAGCCTTCGACTTACTTCGGTCCCTCATTGCATCCGGCGTCAACCTGAAGGCGAACTTCAGAAACAGTCTGAACGATATGATCATTCTAGCGACCGCACTGAAGTCGAAGTCTAGCCTTTGGACGGAAGATGATCTCTTGGCGAATTTCGCCAAGAGGCACCTCGAACCTGATGTCAGCTTTCGCGACGGCGTGTATCGAATCGAATTCCCGGAACGCAGTTCAGAACGCCAAAAGTCTCGTGAGAGCAAGGGGTACGTCAATACGGGATGGCGGTTCGCACTGCACCGAATTCCCCCACCGGCTACGGCCACCACTCACGGTTGAGCGGGAGGTAGGGGCCGGTCCCGCGCGGGTAGCGGACGAGGTAGCGCGGGTCGTGGCGCAGCGGGTCGAGGTAGGGCACGGCGGTGAACGCGCCGCGTGAGACGCCGAGGAGTGCCCATTCGTCGTCGAGGATGGTGAGGAAGCCGGCCGCGGCGCGGGTGTCGAGGGTGTAGGCGTAGTTGCCGTCCGTCTCGGAGCGGTAGCCGCCGGGGTTGCGCAGGACGCGGACGACGGAGGCGGCTTCGACGGAGACGACGAGGGCGCGGTAGTGCTCGTCCGCGCTGACGCGTTCGTCGAGGTCGGGGATGCGGGCGCGTATGCGTTGCTCGGCGTCGTCGAGGAGCACGGCCGCAAGCCGTTGCTCGTCCTCGTCGAGGGGGCGGCCGAGGCGGGCGGCGACATCATCGACGGTTGCGTACGCCACGAGCTTGCCCCTCCCCTTCGAGTCGTTCGACGGCGGTCACCCAACGGGCGAGTTCGGGGCGGGGGTCGAGTTCGGCGACTCGCTCGCAGGCGGCAGCCGAGGCGGCGGTCCACCGATCCGGAAGGATGAGTGAGCGAATGGCGGAGACCCACGCGTCGAGGTTGCCGCGGTCCGCGAACGTTCCGGCCCACGAAACGGACTCGACGAGGCCGGGGGTGGGGTTGGCGATGACGGGGATGCCCGAGCACATCGCCTCGATGGCGGCCATGCCGTACGACTCGTACACGCTGGGCATGAGCAGCACCCGGGTGCGCGCCCACACGTTCCCGCGCATGTCCGGCGTGTGCGGGATGATCTCGACGTTGGGCACGTCCCGGCGGATGACCTGTTCGCCGTGGCCGCCGATCACACCGGCGAACTTGACGTCCGGCATCCGCTTGGCGAGTTCGTACAAGATCTCTCCGCCCTTGTGGGCGTTGAGGTTGACCAGCGTCACCAGCTCGCCGGGGCTGGTGGCGTGTTCGGCGGCGTGCACGGGCGGGTGGACGACGATGCGGGGCACGTTGTAGCGGGCCAACTCGCGCTCTATCCACAGGGTGTTGAAAACTGCAAGCGCGGGCCGCTTGTGCAGCCACACGCGCGTGTGCTGCATGTCGTTGTGGATCAGCTGAATCACCGGAACCCCGCGTGTGCGTCCGTACTGGCTAGCGTGCGGGGTCTCCTGGTGGTGGGTGACCAGCGCGGCCGGGGCGAGGGTGTCGAGGAGTTCGGGGACCGTGCCGAGGGCTCCGGCACGGTGGACGGTCACGCCCTGGTGGACGTACTCCGCTTCTCCTTCCTCTTGGCTCGTGGTCACCACATGGGCTTCGTGGCCGGCATCGACGAGCGCCCTGAGTAGCGTGTGGAGCATCGTTTCCGATCCGGCGTTGTGGAACGGCACGTACCAGTGGACGAGGGCGACGACGCGCACGCGGTCCCCCTTTCGTCAGGATCGGGCGGGGGCGTCCTCGTAGGCGGCGAACGCCTCAAGATCACCTATGGCCCATCCGAAAATGATCTCGGCTCGCAGTGCTACGAGGTTGTTTTCCCACAGCGACACGAGCTGTCCGCCGAGCGTGATCGAGGCACTGTCAGTGAAGTCGAGACGGAGGTCCTTGACGATGCCGACGCGCAGTTGGTTGAAGTCGCCGCCGATGGCGCGGACGCGGGTGTCGTGATTGGCTCCGATCTTGCCGGAGACGGCGCGGCCGTAGCGGACAGGCAGGCCCATCACGGTCATGGTGGCGTCGGACAGGTCCGGTCCGGCTGCCTGGAAGAGGGGGCGGCCGAAGGAGTCGTAGGCGTTGACGGCGCGGGCGCGGAAGCGCGGGTCGGCGGCGAAGCTGGTGAAGTCGTGGCCGGCGTCCACGACGAGCTCGTACCCGTCGCCGATGTCCTTGGCCAGGCCGCCTTCGTCGGGGAGCGCGGTACCGAGGGTGACGCGGTTGTCGGTGGCGTTGAGGAATTGGCCTTCCACGCCGGCGAGCGCGTCACCGGTGGTGGCTGCGCGGCCGTGGAGGACGGCCAGGTCCACGGCGCGGGCGATGGCGAACGACAGGTCCCCTTGGATCTGCGAGTACAGGCCGGCGATGTCGGCATCCATGAACTCTTGGGAGACGGTCACGATGGTCGCGAACTTGCGCGGGGTGACCACGCGCATTTCGTACCGGTACTCGCTGCCCGGCTTGCGCTCGCTCTCGCCGACCGGTCCGGCTTCGGGACGCTGGGTGATGACGGGGATGTTCGTCTGTCCGTACGAGAGGGGCATGGTGTTGGCCATGCTCAGGATCAAGGACTGTTCCTGTGCCTTCTCGAAGATCGGGGCGACGACTTCGACGGGAAGCTGACCGATGTCAGCGAGGATGCCAGGGGATGGCATGGATGTGATCTCCTCTATCTGTGCAGGCGCTCACGCGCGAACTGGGCGAAGATGTCCGCGGGCGACGCCGGGGCGGATGCCCCGCCGCCCTGGGTGGGGTCGGGCAGGGGCCGGCGGGGGCCGGTGATCTTGGCGGCGATGCGCTCCGCTCGCTGCATGACCTCGTCCTCGGAGGAGCCGGTCAGGAACTCCAAGAGGTCGTCGGGGATGCCGTGGGCGCGGGCGGCGCGCTCGCGCCACAGGTCGGCCTCGGCCCGTGTGCGGGCGCCAAGGGCCTCCTCGTACTGCTCTTCGAGGGACCGGGCGCGGGCTTCGAGGTCGGGGTAGCGGGTGGCGAGGTCGCTGTTGCGCTTGGCACGGCGTTCCCAGTCACGGGCACGGCGCTTCCACCGCGTGAGCTCGTCCGTCCCGCCTTCGTCCTGGTCGTCGTCAGCGGGGTCGTGCTGCTCGGCAGGTAGGGCATCGGCGGAGGTGTCGGGGCCTGTGCCGCCCGGGGCCGCGGTGGGAGGGGACGAAGTGACGCCAACGGCTTCAGCTCCGTTGGCGAGGGTGCTTGCGGCGGCCGTGGTGGCGGTGGTGTCGGACACGGGGTTCGCTCCCTTTCCGGGCGCATCGCCGGCTCCGTTGCGGTGCGCGGCGTAGTGGGCATGGCGAGTGCGCCCGTCCCCGTTGCGGGGATCAGCGCGCGGGTGGTGCGGTCGAGCGTTACGAGGCAGCGGGTGCCGTGCTGTCGTCGTCGGCCGCCTGCTGGCGCTGCTCGGCGAGGTGGCGGCGCCAGTCGGCGAGGGTGCCGCCGCTCGCGCGCCACTGGCGTTCGAGTTCTTCGGCTTCCTCGCGTCCGGGCCATGCGTCGGCGTTGAAGATGGGGACGGCGACGCAGGAACAGCCGTCGTGGTACGGCTCGTTCTCGCCGTCGCGGTTCAGCGCGGCGGACGCGTTCTTGTAGACCGCGCCACGGCTGACGAGCATCAGGCAGAACGCACACGGGTTCGCCGACAGGGCGCGGCGGGCGTAGCCGAGGGCGGCGGGGTCGTGGCGGGCGGCGTCCACGATGGCTTCGCGGCCGGCGTCGCGGGCGTGCCGCTCGGCGATGCGTACCGCGCGCTCGGTCGTGGTCTCTGGGGGCCGCTCGCCCTCGTCGAGGGTATTGAGCTGGGCGCGCAAGAGGCGGTAGGCGGCGGCCACGGTGCGCGGCGGGTAGTTGCGTCGTGGCACCTCCGGGCTTTCGTCACGGCCGCCGTCGACCGCCGCGAGCCTGTTGCGCGGGGCTGTTTCCTCACGCTGTGACGGATCCCGTGCGGAATCCGGCTCGGCCGTATCGTCCTGGCGTGACGCATCCGTCTCCGTGGTGTCCGGGGTTGTTGCGTCACGGCGTGAGGTTTCCCCGCTGCGGGTCGGGGTGAGCTGGGCGCGGCGCTGGGCGGCGTAGAAGTCGGCGGCGAGCTGCCAGGACTCGACGCGCGCCCGGTAGATCGCGGGGTAGGAGGCTTCGAGGAAAGCGGCCCACTGCGCATCGCTCGGCCGTCCGCGCAGCGAGCGGACGAGCGGGGCCAGCACGGCGCGCAGCGCGGCCGTGATCGTGTTCTGTCGGCTCCGGTATTCCTCGGGCCTCACGCGGCCGCCGCCCCGCCCTCGTCGGATGTACCACCGCCTGTGGCGGCGAGGTATCTGACGGCGGGGTCGGCGTCGGTCATGGCGCGGAGCCGGGCGCGGTACTGCGGGGAGTAGCCGAGCTGTTCCCACGCCGCTTCGACGGGGAGGATCCCCGTGGCCACGAGTTTCGTCACGGCGTCCGCGCGTGCTGCAACCGTCGGGGTCGCGGCGTCGCGCCAGACGGTTTCCATCCCCGCCGCGCCCGTGGTGTCGAGTCCTTCGACGAGCAGGGCGAGCCGCATCACGCGTTCCCACCCGCCGCCGAAAGCGCGCTGTTTGCGCTCCGCGCGCTTGATCAGCCGTGCCTCGGACGAGCGGATCGCATCCGCCGAGGCGGGGTTGTCCGTGGACATCCCCAGGTAGTAAGGCGGGAGGCCGGTGACGGAGGCGACGAGCTTGGCGTAGAGGTTCATGACCTCCACGAAGTTCCGCAGGTCGGCGGACGGGAACTGGCCGGCCTTGGCGTCGTCGTTCGCCAGCATGAGGAAACGGCCCACATACGCTTCCCATGCAGGGAGGGGGTTGCCGTGGGCATCCTGGAAGTCCTGCTGGCTCGCGCCGAGTACGTACCGCTGCGGGACCGCCAGCATCTCTTGGGCGCCCTGCAGATTGGTCAGCGAACGGCACGCGGCGTCCGTCAGCGCCATCACGTCGCGCATCTCGCTCGCGCCGGACCGCTCACCCGCGCGCCCACGGTTGGTCAGCATCTCCACCAGGGGGCGGCCGAGGTTGTGCACGTCCTCACCGCTCACGTTCCACCGGCCTCCGTTCTTTACGCGTTCGAGCGAGACCGTACGGTCGGGCAGATAGAGGCGGGCGGCGTACGGCGGCTTGGTGGGGTGGCTGTCGCGGTCGTGGGGCTCGTCCTCGGGCTCCTCGGCAAGCACGCGAAGCGCGGCGGTGATCTGGCGGGTGTAGGGGTCGAAGTCGGCTGCCATGTGGCGGGCGGACTCCACCCGGATCACGGGTGTGGCCGCCGCGTCGAGCGGAGTGCCGACGGTGACGTAGGCACGCCCGTAGATCAGGGCGTCGAGGTGGGCCAGCTGGCTTTCCTCGTCGAGGTCATTGGCCTGCCACCACTGCCACAGCCGGTCGTCGGCGTCCGCCGATCCTTCGAGCCGGAACCCTTCCACGTCCAGCCGCTCTTCGAGCGCATCGACATACAGGGCCGGCCAGTTGACTACCGTCGACAGCTGCCGCATCTCGGGCGGAAGGGCGAGCCCGATGGACGCGAGCCGGACCCGACCCTCGTAATAGCGGTCGAGGCGGGATCGGGTGTGGGCGCCGCTGGTCAGCTTGCGTTCGAGCCGGGCCACTGTGGCGGCGTAGTCGTCGGCCATCGCTCCCCCTCTTCAGTTGGTGATCAGCGGAGGACGATCACGCGCCGGTCTTTGCGGGTCGTGCCCTTGCCGTTCATGGTCAGGTCGTAGCGGGCCATCTCGGCGAGCAGGCAGGCGGCCCATCCGTCGACCTTGCGGCGGCTGCCGCGCCTGTCCTTGCCGAAGCTGATGCCGTACCGGTTGGGGCGGCGCCGGGCATTGAGGACGTGGCGGCGTAGCGTCACGTCCCCGGCGTGACGGATCTTGCCGTCGCGTACGGCGCGCATGAGGCGTTCGTTGGCCAGGGTCGATTGGTACAGGCGCCCGCGCATGTCCCAGGCCACCGGGTTGCTCGTCGAGGCGCGGACTCGGACGGTCTCGCGGAAGTCGCGGCCCCAGGCGTCCACATAGCTTTCCCAGTGCTCGACGTCGGCGAAGAGACCAGCCACGTCGTACCGGTCGAACGCGTCCCGGACGGCGGTGTCCACGGCTTCGCGGTCGATCTCCCAGCCCTTGCCGTCGGGACCGTCGGGGCGTTCCCAGATGCCGAGCGGGACGAACAGCCGGTCCTCGATGCGGCAGGCGACGAGCGCCGTGGCGTCGTCGCGGATGGAGCCGTCGAAGCCGAGGACGATGGTGTCCCCGTCGATCAGCTCCGCGTCGGTACGGCAGACATCCCACTCGTGTGGGGCGAAGAGTGCGTCATCCGCCGTGGCGACCTCGTTGAGGTAGAAGCGCCGTGCGTCGGCGGGGTCGGTGCTGGTGTCGTAGATCTCTTCCAACACGCGATCGATGCGCACCCATGGCGCGTCCCGGTACAGCCGCTTCAACGCGGCACGGACTTCGGCCTCGTCGGACAGATCCTTAACGGAGGCCTGCGGGTGGTAGCGCATGAGCCCTCCGAACTCCCTGCGGGACAGGGCCTGTTCGGCGTCCTCGGCGGTCTTCTCGGCAACGGAGTCCTCGCCGGGAACCCACGTGTTCGTGGTCTCGATGGACCGGCCATTCATCTTGCCGAGATTGCGGCGGATGGTGGCGGCGAGCTTGCGGCCCCCGTTGGACGGCAGCCACAAATGGGGCTCGTCGAGGACGGCCGCGGTGAGGCGCTGGCCCTCTCGGGAGGCCGCCGACGCGGTGACCGGCTCCAGCCTTCCCGCGCGAGTGCGGACACGGGTCAGGCCGATGTCGAGCCCGGGTATCGCGTGGGCGGCGTCGCCCTCGCGCAGCATCGCCAGGACGAGCGACATGGTGTTGTCTGTCTGGTCCTGGCTGACGGCGGCGAGCTGCACATGGGGCGAAGGGTGCGGCCGACCGACGGCCTCGCCTGCGGCGTCGAAGCCGTCGAACACCACTTCCGCCGCAAGTTCGCAGCAGGACAGGGCGCTAGCGAGCGGGGACTTGCCGGCACCCTTGGGCATGACGACCTGGCCGCGGCGGAACAGCCACGAGCCGTGGGAGTCGACGGCATACCACCAGGCGACCACGCGGGCTTGAGTGTCCGTCCACCGCCACGAATCGCCCGCCGCGCTGCCGTCCGGCTGTGCGAGGAACGTCTCGCCCCACGCGAGTACTCCCCACCCCAGGGTGGAGAGGCCGTAGTCGGTGGGCATGCCGATTGGTAGACCATCGGGGGCGAGCGGTATGCGTTGACCAGCGAGCGTGACGCGCAACGGTCACACCCCCTTGACGTTCCCCCACCGGGCGCGGGCGGCGGCGCGTGCCTGCTCGGACACGAGGTTCTGCTTACGCTGCGCGTCCGCCGGGGCATCGGGCAGCTTCAACGACTTCAGGAGCGCTGCCAGCACCGAGCGGTGTTGGCGCACTTCGGAGACGAGCGGGGAGGCGACGAGCTGCCCCATGGACCCCTTGACCATCAACGGGGCGTCGGCCAGCTCGGCTTCGAGGCGTTCCACGATGTCGGCCTCACGGCATGCGTCGCCGAGGATGCGCGCCTCATCGGGGCGCAGCTCGTACCGTTCGACGACCTCACGCCACAGACGGCGGCCGGCTGCACCGAGCTTCGCGGGCGGGCGCGGCTTGGCCCGCTCGGTGTCAAAACCGGCCACGGCGACCACCCCCAACCGGAGAACTGACTGGACTCCCCATCCCGTGATGCGGGTCACACCCTTTGTGCACTGGCAGAGCAGACCCCGGCCGCTGGCGCAGCCATCATCGGTTCCGGACACCACCGCCGACGGGAGACTCGGATGCCTGTTCTGCGCCAGATCACTACATGCCCGATGCCGGCTGCCCACGCCGTCGAAGGCCGAAGCCGAAAGGCGGGGCGCGCGCTGGAGTATCAGGTGAAAGTGTGCACCCGGCACCGGTCACTCACGCAGGACTGGCCCGGACGACAGATCAGCCACGCACCAGACGGCCGGTGCGGAACCGTTCTCGATCACCGAGCCTACGAACAAGTGGTGCAGTCTCATGGCGACCAATGGATCGGCCCTCTGACCACACAGCGCCTACGGGACTACGGCGGCGACGTTGCCGCCATGCTGCGTGCCGCCCACGACTGGCTGGCCGCTGTGTTTAAGGATCCCGAGATGCAGCGGTACGAGATTCACGGGGCTGTGGTGACGGCGCTCGATCACGCGGCGCGGCTGGCCGAGGCAGTCGCGTCGGGCCGTCTGGACCCCGAAACTGGTAAGGCCCAGGTGTTGGCGGCGCTCGGCGTCGCCGAGACGATCGATGTCGTGTCACGAGGGGCGTAGCCTCACACGCCGCCTGACTCCGCAAACCCAAGGATGAGGACGAAGGCCGGGAAAACGCGACGGAACCGCACGCATGACGGGGACTGCTATGACGATGCGGTCTTCCCAAGATCACCGGGGTGGGGGGTCTCCCCCACGTTCCCGCTGGTCAGACGCGACTTGACCCCGATCCGTTAGGCGTATGCAGTGCATACGCCTTGGTCACGTGGTCACTCGTCGCCGTCCGTGTGCTCGTCGTCCGGTCGCGGTGCGCGTCGGCGCTGTGCTGCGGGGTGCGGCTCGGTGGGTCGCTGCCGGGGCAGCTGCGCGCGGGACTTCGCAGCGGCCTTGCCGCCCTCGCTGCTCGACTTCGCGCGGTGGCACGGGTCCGAGTGGATGGCGGCGAGGTTGTCGGGTGAGTGGTCGTCGCCGGGGGTGATGTGGTCGACCTGGTCTGCGCCGTGCTTGCCGCAGACGTGGCAGATGCCGTTGTCGCGACGGAGGATCGTGGCGCGCAGGATGGGCCAGTTCGGTGGCAGGCGCTTCGCGCGGTTGCTGGTGTCCCATGCCATGCGGGTCACCTCCTCACGGGTTGCGATTGTCGCCGGGCCACATGCCGGTTTGATCGTGGTGCCACTGGCTACAGATGCGGCGGGCGCGGTCGTCTCCGACGTGCTTTGTCAGGTGGCGGTGACAGCGGGTCCAGTCGCCGGGGGTACCCCAACGGATCTTCGCGGAGCCTTCGCCGGCCTTCCAGTAGCTCTCAAGGCTGTTGGTCACGGTCGCGCTCCTTCACTGGCCGTGCGGGCCGCGCGGGATCTGGCGCATGAGGCGTTCGTACTCGCGGCGGCTGAGGTGGTAGCGCGGGTCCAGCTTGGGCTCGGTGCGTTGGGTGGTGGTCGTGGCAGTCACGTGGTGGCCTTCCTCGGCGGTGCCGGTTGGCCGGGTGCGGGGAGTTCGCGGAGGTCGTAGCGGACGTTCCCGCGGCCGGTGCCGTGCTGGGTGATGCGGCCCTCGTGTGCCCACCGGTAGACGGTGGCGGCGGGGCGGCGGCAGTAGGAGGCGGCTTCGTCGGGCCGTACGAGGATGGGGGCGCTCAACGCGCGGAACCTCCTTTGGGAAAGGCGAATGGACCGCCTCTCGGGGGTAGAGGCGGCCCATTCTGGTCTGCGCGCGATGGGACGGTGTGCCGCTGTGCGGTGACACGTCTTGCGCTCGTATCCGAAGCTATTTTCACAGGGGCTGGATTGTCAACCCATTACGCCGCCTCGGCGCCGATAGCCGGTTTCCTCATGGCGTCGGCGAGTTCGGCGAGTTGCGGTCCGCGCCATTGGGTGAAGCATGCACTGCAACGCGCGGTGAGGGTTGCTGGATTAGCCGTGATGCGTCCGCCGCACTCGCACGCGCCGAGCGGGACGCGAGGCGTGTCACCGTCGATGACGCGTTGGGCGCGGCTGTGAAGCCATGCGATCTCGTGGGCGAAGTCCCCGGCCGCCGGGTGGCGTTCGGCCGCCCATGGGAGGTTCACACGGAGCCGCTGAGCTGCGGTTGTAACGCGGTCGTGGGCGGTGCCCCACTGAGGCTGGTACCAGCCGAGGAGGTCGTACCAGTCGGTGACCCATGAGACGAGGATGTCGGGGATTCCGCCCGTGGCGGTGAGGTTGAGCGCGTCAATATTGCACGGCGCGGGAGCTTCTACGGCGGCGCTCTTTCCGGTGCTAGTCGGCTTTACGCCGATGATGCCCTCTAGCGTTCTGTAGAGCACGGGAATTTCGTCCAGTTGCTTACCCAAACGCTCTTCGCAGATATGGCACAGGCAGCGTTCACCGCGCACGCTCCTTGGACAGTTCTGGCAATCACTCATCACTCGTCACCCTTCGGCCATCCGTATTCGGTGATATCTGCGTAGTCCCCTTCAGTGAAGGGCTCGCCGACGTCGGGAAGCGCGGAGACGGAGCCCGAGCCGAAGTCACGCCGCGCTCCTCAACTGGCGCCGGAGGTCTGGGCCGTCGAGACGGACGATGCTGGCAGTCTGCGCGAGGCGGGATGCGAGACGGTCACCGAGACGGCTGACCAGGTCGGGCCCGCTCGGCCGGCCGGTCTCGTCGGGCGCGGCCCGGACGGGGAAGTTCGTGGTGACAACGAGCGGGAGGCACTGGTTGTAGCGCTCGTTGATGAGCCGGTAGGTGGCTTCCTCGGTCCACTCGGAGAGCTTCTCGGTGCCGAGGTCGTCGAGGAGCAGGAGCGGGACGCGGCAGAGCCGTTTCAGTTCGTGCTCGGTGCCGTGTGCGCTGCCGCCGGGACGAAGCCGCCCGTACATGTCGGGGGCGGTGGTCGCGATCATCTCGAAGCGACGGGGTCCAGCCTCGGCGATGCGGCGCAGGGCGCCGTAGGCCTGGTGGGTCTTGCCGGTGCCGATGCTGCCGGTGAGGACGAGGAATCCGGCGTCACGGATGTCGGTGGCGGCGCGATCAGCCCAGGCGAGCACATCGGGGTGGGTGGCGGTGGCCTCGCGGTAGCGGTGCGGGACGGCGGTACGCCAGCGGTTGAAAGCGAACGTGGCGCGCTGCCGGCGGTGGTACTCGGGGTGGCCGGGCTCGTCCGGAGTGGGCTCGTCCGAGAGCGGCGCGGCGGTGACGTCGGGGCAGTGCTCGGCGATGCCGGCCATGAGACGGGCGAGCAGGGAGGGCCGGTTCTGGGCGAGAGTCTGGGGTTCGGTCATGGGACGGGCTCCTCAGAATCCGAGGTCGTTTGCGTAGGCGGAGGGAGGCGGGCACGTAAAGGGCTGGTAGCCGCCGGAGATGGCGTTCGGCGGCTTGCTGGTGCCGGGCGTCGTCAGGGGCGGGAGTTCGCTCCAGCCGCGCAGGAAGTACCGGGCTGAGGCGACATCAGCGCGGGCGGCGGCTTTGGCGGCGTGGTCGACCATGGCCGGGATGCCAGCCTTCTCGATGAGGGCGAGGACCGGGAACCACTGGTCGCCTTGGAAGGGCCAGCGGACGATGACGCCCGCGGCGGTGAGCTGGTCGACGAGGGGGCGTGCTGCTTGGGGGATGCCGTACGCGTGACGGTCGGCAGCAGGGGTCTCTTGCTTGCTGGCTGAGGGGGTAGTTGGTGAGGGGTTAGGAGGGGTAGGGGTCCCGGTTTCCGGGACACTGGCGTCCCGGTTTTCGGGACACTGAGATGGTGCAGTGTTCTGGGTTCCGGGACGCTGAGCGGGGGTGTCAGTGTCCGCGTTTCCGGGATGCTGAGAGCAGTCAGTGTCCCGGGAACCGGCACTCTGAGACCGAGCGTCAGCGTCCCGGTCTTCGGGACGCTGAGGCGCGGCAGAGAACGTGGGAATCCGGTACTTTGCGGCGCCGTTCTTCTGGCCGGCGGCAACCCGTTCCAACGCGCCCTTGGCCGTGAGCGACTTCAGGACTACGTACATCTGCGACCGGGATACACAGGTGCGGTGCAGCATCTCGGGGCACTCGACGCTGTTCCAGGTGGTCCGGGTCTCGTCGTTGGCATCCTCGGCAAGCGCGACCAGGACGCGCGCCTCGCGGTGCGTGAGATCCCGCGGTGCGCGGTCCAGGACATCGACGATCAGACGGATTCCCACGTGCCTGCTTCTCTCCCTGTTCTGCTTACGACGCTGCGGTGGTCGCGCTGCGGTCGAGGAGCAACCGCAGCGCGGCGGCGGCCTGCTGCGGCACGACGCTATTGCCGAGCGCCTTGAGCTGCGCGGCCCGCGATAGGTCGGGGACAGCGGTCACGTGGCCGTCGGGGAGTCCCATGAGCCATTCGACGAGGGCGGGGTTCAGTCGTCCGCGGTCGTCCACGGGCTGTGGAGCAGACCGGGTGAACTCTTCCCATCTCTTGACGGCAGCGGCGTACGGTCCCCAGTCGATGCCGCAGCTCTGTGGCTCCATCGCGGCCGGCGGGGAGGTCAGCGACGTCATGACGTTCGACAGATACGCCTGATGTCCGGCGGCCTTCCGCTCCTCTGCCGTTGCGTAGTGCGAACCGTGTTCGCTGGCCGTCGGAGTCGGGAGCAGCCGCGCCGTCGCGCTGGAGAGGGTGAGATCTCCCTTACTGCCGCGCTGGTTGGGTCCACCCTTCTCGCCGTCCGAGGCGCGTGGCGTCGGCAGCAGACCGGCCACCGTGGTCAATGACGGGCCGCCCTTCCGGCCTGGCGCGTCGTGGCCTCGGTCGTCCGATGCCGTCGGCGTCGGGAGCAGCGACACCGCCGTACGAAGGTCTGGGCCGCCGTGGCCGTGTGTCCCGGCACCGTTGGTGTCCGAGTTGCGTGGTGTGGGCAGCAGGCGCACGGCGAGGCCGAGCGGTAGACCCATGTCACCCATACCGGGGTTTCTGGCCTTCGCGCGTTCACGACGCGCCTGCCAGACCTCGGGGGCGATGGTGTCCTGTATGAACGTGGCCGTTGGGGTGGGCATCAGGTGTTCCACCTCGTCAGCGAGCGTCGGCACCTGACCACCCGCGCGCCGCTTGTCCGGATGCTGTGAGCCCCCGTTCGAGCCGAGGTTCGAGGAGAGGGTTCTCAGCAGCAGGCCGCGCGATGATGAACACGCGCTCGCGGCGGTGGGCAGTGCCGATCTCCGACGCACGTACGCACGCCCATTCCGCGTCATACCCGAGGCCGGCCAGGTCGCCGAGTACGGCGCCGAGTGCTCGCAAAGGAGGTTCAGCGCTTCCGTCTCCCACACACCACGGGCACGGTTCCACGTCGCTATGGGCCGTCGCCGAGAGGAGGCCGCGGACATTTTCGATCACCGCCAAAGAGGGTCGTAGGGATTCGATGGCTCGGGCGACATGCAGCCACAGGCCCGAGCGGGTGCCGTCGGCGATGCCCGCGCGCTTGCCGGCGAGGCTGACGTCCTGGCAGGGGAATCCGGCAGTGAGCACGTCGACTGGCTCGACGTCGCGGAAATCCACGGCGGTCAGGTCGCCGAGGTTGGGTACGTCGGGCCAGTGGTGGGCGAGGATCTTGGACGCGTTCAGGTCCATCTCGCAGTGCCAGGCGACCGTACCGCCGAGAACGGCGATGATGCCCATGTCGAGGCCGCCGTAGCCGGAGCACAGGGAGCCGATACGGGGTCCGGTCACGCGTCCCCCGTTCCGTCCTCGTGATTGACGGTCCACAGCAGTACGTCAGCCTCCGTGGCCGCTTCGGCCTCATCTCCGATGAGAGCGTCGGCAACCTCCGGCTCCGGGTTAGAGGGTTCTTCCACAGCCGACTTGTTGCGTCGCCGTACAGTGCGCGTCGCGCTGGCCGTGCCATCGGTGAGTTCCTCGGCGGAGTACGGCACGCCGTGCAGGACATCGGAGGCGGTGAGCCGGCAGGCTTCGGAGGTGGCGCGAGCCAGCAGCATCGCCGTGGGCTGGCGCTTCCAGTTGTCTTTGCCGGTCAACTGGGCCTCGCGGGCACGCTCGATGGTCCATTCCGAGCGGTGGACCTCCGCCTCGCCCGCACGGCGGCCGCACACGACGGCACGCGTAGCGGTGGTCTCCTCTTCCCAGATGGCGTGGCCGTGGGACTGGATGAGGGCGCGCATGGCGTTCGCACGCATCGCTGGCGTTCCCTTGATGAGGTCGAAGGCCCGCACAGCGGCCATCGGGGACAGTCCCATTTCGTTGCCGGTGAGGATGGCGGCGGTGATCTCGTGCGCCTTGCCCCGGAAGGCCTCGGGCACGAACGACGTACGGGCGAGGGACTCGGCGATGGTGAAGGCGGCGCGGGCGGAGTCGGCCCACGCGACGAGCTCGGCGACGGTCCCGCGCTGCTCCGCGGGCGGGGCGGCGGCTGGGGCGTCGACGGTGGCCGGCAGGGTCTCGCTCATCGGCTGGTCTCCATAGTCTTGAGGAGGTGGGCGGGCGTTACCGGGGCGTGGACAAGGGTGCGGCGGGCTTTGTCGGCGCGGGCGACGGCGGCCACATCGAGGAAGAGCTGGAACGTTTCCTCGCTGGTGTCGAGCGGGACGACGGCATAGCCGTCCTCGCGCAGGTGCACGGCGTACGTGGCGGTGATGTTGAGCCGTGCCATGGGGGACTCGGTGCCGTCGTCGTTCAGGTGGAAGTCGGCATACCGGTAGGCGGCGAGCTGCAACGCGGTATCGGGCCAGACGCCCGACCGGCTCGTCTTGTAGTCGAACAGCGCCACCTGTCCGCCGGGCAGTTCGGCCACCAGATCGAGGGTCCCGGCGTACCCGTGGGCGCGCGAGCCCACCGGGGCTTCCCTCAGCAGTGGGCGGACGCCCCAGTCGTCGAGGAAGCCGGCGCACGCCGCTACGTACCCGTACAGCTCTTCGGGGACCTCGGTGTCCTCGTCGCGTGAGAGGGCGTCGGCGTAGCGGTGGACCTCGGTACCGCGGGCCGCAGCGGCGTTCCGTTCGCGGAACGGTGCGCGGCGGATCTCGTCGTACGCCGCGTCCGCCTCGCCCGAGGCGACGAGTGGGGCGAGAGCGCGCCAGTGGTCGACCGCGTACCGGGCGGCGGACTTCGCAGCCCACCCGACGAGTGCGGGCTTGGGCAGTCCGCCGCTGATGAGGGTGGTGACGCCGGGTGCCGGTTCGCCGTCGAGGGTGTAGGCGTGGCCTTTCTGGGTCTCGGTGCGGACGAGCGTCATCGTGCGGCCCTTTCCCGGATGCGCGCGGTCGTGCTCTGGGCGGCGTGGTGGTAGAGGTCGGCGGCGAGTAGGCGCGCGTCCCGCTCGGACATGGCGAAGTCGATGGACGGCAGGGAGTCCATAAACGTTTCGAGGGCGGCATCGAGTGCGGCGGCGGCCCCGTCGATGATGCGTTCGGGGATGTCCCGGGCCTCTTCGAGGTTCGCGAGTCCGTCGTAGGTGCGGCGCCGCGTCGCGATCTTTTCGAGCATGTCGGCGACGCCCTGCGGGTCGGCGGCGTACACGGTCGCGATGATCTGGGCGACGACTTCCGCGATGTCGTGGCCTTCGAGAAGCACATGCCGCCTGTCTTCATGCAGCCGGACCGTGATCATGCCGCCCCCTCGTGGCCGTCGGCGACGTTCACGGCGAGGTGGCCGGCCGCGAGGAGCCGTTTGCGGATGAGGTCGACGCCGCGCGGGGTGACCCGCAGTGTGTAGTGGGCGCACGGCCCCGTGATGTTGTGGCTGACGAGGGTTTCCGTTGCCCGGAAGTGCGGGCGGAAGTTGGCGTACATGTCCCAGAGCGGTGACCACACGGCGCGTACCGGGCGAAGATCAGGCCCTCGTCGACGAGGAATCCGCGCAGCCACGTTTCCCGGATGCCAAAGAGCTTGGCGACTTCGCGGATGAGGCGGTCCGAATCGTGCGCGGAGAGGTACGCGTCATGGGCGGCGGCCTTCGGTTCGAGCTCCCTCACGCGCGCATCCGCATCGACCAGGGCGCGGGCGGTGCTCAAGAATTGTTCGGCGAGCGCGAGCACGCCCGCGGGCTCCGTAAGGTCGGGCAGGGCCGGGACGGCACCGGGTGCGGCGTAGGCGCCGGTCCGGCGGATCTGCGGCAGCACCTCGTGAGTGACCCACCGTTTGAAGGCCCGTGCCTGCGGCTTGCGGGACCGCAGGATCAGCGAGTAGAGCCCCGGCTCGGTAACGATGTAGGCGTGGGGCTGTCGACGCCCGGTCGAATCGATGACTTCAGCAGTGCTGAACTCGTCTTCGTCCAGGCCACGCAGGGCTTCGGTGGGATTGACCAGGCCGAGGATGTCGAGGACGTCACGGGCGACCCACCACGGGGCGCCGTCGATCATGATGGTCCGTACGGTCTGGCCGGTGTCGGGGAAGGTGAACACGGCCGGGGTGGTCTCGCTGGTGTCGTGCGTCATCGCTTCTGCTCCCCTTCCGCGGTGACGGCCGCGCACTGCTCGCGCAGGGTTGCGGCGTGGGACAGGGCCGCCTCGGCCGCTCGCTCGATTTCGGCGGCGTACGTCGCTGCACGGTGCGGCGCGTGCTCGGCGAGTGCTTCGACCCATCGCGCCGCCTGCTGTGCCCGGCTGAGTACGTGGACCGCTTCTCGGGCCGTCAGGACCGAGTCGGCGGCGACGAGTCGTGTGGTGTGGACTTCGGTGTCTTGGCCGTCGCGGTGCGCTTCGACGTACGAACTCGCCAGGCGCCCCCGCAGCGCGACGAGTTCGGGTGTGTTCATGGATGCGTACGGCGTGGTCATCGCTCACCGCCCACGTAGCGGGCGTAGACGCGGTGTTCGCCGACCACGGTGCGTGCCGTCGCTTCGAAGGCTCCGGTTGGCCGGTAGGCGCGGAGCCGTCCGTCACGGATTGCTTGTGCCGCTGCGCCCGCCTGGTCGGAGGTCTCTGTCCTGCGTACCACGGCCCATTCGCCCGGTCGCTCCCTGAGTTGCCGGGCAGCTTCCACGTGGTCGGCGGATCTTCCCGGCACCGGCGGTGGCGGGCCTATGAACTCCGCGGCCGTGCTCACACTCCTCACTCCGCTTGCCCCCTGTCGTTTACTTGACCAATCGGTATGTTTTTCTATGTGAACACAGGGAGTTTTACATGCCACGAACTGCATGTCTACGAAAAAGAACAAGAGGGGGTGGAGGTAGCCGTCTCTCGTCTATAGTCGTGAACGATCTGTCTAGGGGAAGAACACCCATCTTTCCCGGGCGGCGTGCACGGGTCGGCACACCTTCATCAAAGGAGAGAACGTGTGCTTAGCAAGGTGGCGGGAGGCGCAGCATGGCTGACGAGCAGCGGGCGACACTTTCCGGCCTCGTACGGCGGCGGCGTGCCGAACTCGGCCTGAGTCTGCGTTCCTTGGCGAGTTGCTGCACCGATCCGGAGACGGGCGAGCAGCTGAAGTTCGGATGGCTGCACAAGCTGGAGAAGGAAGAGTCCGTCATCCCTCCGCAGCTTCCCGGACTGCGCGCGCTCGCAAGTGGCTTGAAATTGCCGTTGAAGCTCGTTCAGGAGGCAGCCGGGGCCCAGTTCATGGGCATCGTGTCGGAGGTCTGGAGCGAGGCCGGCGACGCGCGCGTCCTCGTGGCCTACTACGAGGAACTGTCCGAACCAGAGCAACGCCAACTGAAGGCCCTCGTTGAAGCGTTCTCCCGGAACCGCGGACGCGGAGACAGCCAGTCATAGCACCGAAGTTGACGGCCTTCGGCATTTTGCCGTAGTGGATTGTCATACCCCCCAGCTAGTGTGAATCGAGCCATCGCCCTTAGGGCTTCGATCGGTGCGCTTGCGCGCCAGACCCGCGCTGGGGGGCCATTTTGTCCACTCCTGTCGTTCGCATCGAGTTCAAAGACGACATGCCGTCCGGAAAGTACGCCATTCCCGCGGAAACCGACGGCGAACTGGTCTGGCACGTCCGCCGCGACGCCATACGCAAAGAGGCAGTCGATGAAGTCGCCGCGATCCTGTGCCACCTCGCCACACACGGATGGGGCCAGCACTGGGACGGTCGGCCCACGACCGCACCGCACCAGGCGGACAAAGCCGCTCAGGCCCCCGCACGCCCTTTCACCCTGCGCATGGAGACGCGCAACGACCTGCCCCGCAGCCGGAATGCAGTACTTCTGGAAGCCGACGGCGAACTGGTCTGGTGCGTCCGCCCCGGCGTGATGCTCAGAGAGTTCATCGAGGATGCCGCCCTGGCGCTGGGCTACCTCGTACAACACGGTGCGTGGGTCCAGCATTGGACCCCAGGCGACCACTGACAGGCATCAGTCGGCCAGCCGCACAGGCACGGGGCGCGGAGACAACCACTTCCCCCCGGAGCCGCCAACCCTCTCGGCCGCTCAGCATTCTCTGGCATGGGGTTCATCGGGACCGCAGAACACCCCCGGAATCATCAAAAGGTATTGCACAGCATCCCTTTCCGATGCAAAGATGTGCCGTATGAGCGCCCCACCTGGCGGCACGGGCCGCAGACTCACCAAGAACCCGCTCGGGCCTTCCGGGGATCAAGTACGCCGCAACATCACCCGTCTTCGCGAGGCCAAGGGGTGGGACAAGAAAGAGCTCGCGTGGCGCGTGACCGACTTGGGGCGCCCCATGCCCGAACTGGCCATCGGCCGTATCGAGGCCGGCAGCCGACGCGTGGACGTGGACGATCTCGTCGCCCTCGCCGTCGTGCTCGGGGTGAACGTCTCGGCGCTGCTGCTTCCACCGACTGACCACGACCGCGAGCAGTGCGGCGTGACCGGTGCGGGCGAGGTGGGCCAAGACGTGGCGTGGGACTGGGCGGACGGGCAACGCCCGCTGGCATACGGGAGCGACCCCGGTGCCACGCATCTCCAGTTCCTCATGCACGCGCGTCCCACCGGGCGCCGCATGACGGAGATGCCGCCCATGCCGAACGACGAGAAGGGGAAGGCGTGACCACGAAGGCAGATTCCCGCGGCTCAACGCGGCAGGAGCTCATGTCCATCGACGAAGTGGCCGCCTTCCTCCGGAAGCCGAAGAGCTGGGTATACGGGAACTGGCGCAGCGAAGGCATCCCCTTCAAGAAAGTCGGCAACCAACTCCGCTGCCGTCCAGCGGAATTGGACGACTGGCTCGACCGGCAGATCCCCTGATCACGCGCCGTCAGTCGAGCCCCTGAGATCCCACAGGCCGGGCATCCGCCCGGCCTGTCGGCACAGAAAGGACCGCGATGGCCAAGACGAGAACCAGCACCGCGCCGAAGCGCGGCAACGGCCTGGGCAGTACCCCGGTCGAGATCCCGAGGAAGGGAAGGCCGAACACCTGGGGCATTCGCACACCCCTCCACTTCGACAAGGCACAGGGCAAGAAGGTCCGCTACTGGATCGGACGGGAGTACGAGAACAAGACCAAGGCGGAACGTGCCCTCCGCAAGTGGATCAACGACTACGAAGCCGGCAACGTCGCCCCGAGGTCTGACATCAAGCTCGGGCAGTGGCTGGACCGCTGGTTCTCGAACGTCCAGGTGGAGGAGACCACCAAGGCCGGGTACGGGCCCAAGATCCGCCTCCACATCAAGCCGCACCTCGGCACCAAGAAAGTGCAGGAAGTCACAGACGACGACCTCGATGCCCTGTACAGGATGCTGGAGAGGACGCCGTGCCCCACGAAGCGCGACGGCAAGCCGCTCGGCGCATCCTCGGTGCGGAAGATCCACGACATCCTGTTCCAGGCTCTGGAAGCAGCGGTCGAAAAGGACCTGCTCACAAAGAACCCCGCGAGGACAGCCAACCCACCGACCGAGCGGAAGATCAAGGCGCAGGTCCCTGACTTCCCCACCCTCACCGACGAGGAGACCGCGGACTTCCTCTCCGGCATCTGGAAGCCCTGCGGGGACCGTGGATGTGGCGATTTTCACCACTGCACCCGAGACTCCGCGCTGTGGACCACATACGCCGCGAACGGCCCCCGCCGAAGTGAAGCGCTCGGAATGATGAAGGACCTCATTCACTGGGATGACTGCGCGATCGAGCTGGACTGGGTCGTCGTCGAAGTGGGCAACACCTACGTCCTGCGGAGACTGACCAAGGACGGCGACGACAAGCCCGTCATTTATGCAGATCAGGCCCTCATGAACGTTCTAAAGCGCCAGGTAGAGCGCGTGGAGATCGAGCGAGATCGGGCCGGGGACCTCTGGGTCGAACACGGGCTGATCTTCCCGCGGGACACCTACCGCCTCCGCAAGGATGGTCCACCGCCGGGCGGCCCGCAGGATCCGGAGAAGGTCTCCGCTCGCTGGCGACGGACCCGAGAGCGGCTGAAGCTCCCCGAGGACTTCCGGCTTCACGACTGGCGAGGAAGCCGGATCACGAACGACCTGGAAGCGGGCGAGAACCCCGTTGAGGTCTCGGCCAACGCACGGCATCACTCACCCGGCTACACGATGGAGCGGTATGGCCGACGCCGCCCTGACAACGCGCGCCGGCTGGCTGCCAGCGGCGCGAGCCGCATCGGGCTCACTCGGATCGCATGA